GCTCAGCGACCTCAGCATCGAGCGCAACGCAGGGACCGGCTCGGGGCTGCACTTCGGCTGCACGGGGCAAGTCATTCGCACCGTCGCAAGCGAGCTCGCCACAGACCCCGACCCCGCGCAGACCCGCGCCGTGCAAGGCAAAGACAAGGGCAGCCAGAACACGCAGAAAAAGTCGCCGTCACCCGAGGTCAAAGCCAAGTCGCAGAGCGTCGGCAAGGCACTGTTCAACCCCAACCCGCCCGAGCCCTAGCCGATGGCCTCGCAGCTCATCCCCACGACCGCGCAGCCCGACACCACGATCCGCGTCGTGCTCGGCACTAACGTCTACTCGCTGCGCCTCATCTGGTCGCAGCGTGGCGAGGTGTGGCGCCTATGGATCTCCGACTCTGCAGGCGTGCCGCTGCTCGATGGCCTACGCATGGTCACCATGTACCCGCTGCTCGTGCGCTTCCACTACAAGCCCGAGCTGCCGCCGGGCGAGCTCTGGTTTGTCGATGAGAAAAACCAAGCAGCCCGCCCCACGCTGCAGGACATGGGCACGCGCTTCACACTCTACTACGCGCCCAACGGCTATCTCGACTAACCCATGAGCGACCAGGTCACACTCGCCGTCGAGCCCGGCATCGAGCTATTCGACCGCAAATACAAGCTGCAGGTGGCAGACACCACGATCACCGGGCTCAACGTGCGCTTTACCGTGCGTCGCTCGCTCGTCGGCAAGCGCCCCGGCACGTGCGACATCGACATCATCAACCTCGCCGAGCCCACGCGTAAGCGCCTGCACGGCAGTAAACAGATCTTCTGCTCGCTCGAGGCCGGTTATGTCGGCGGTTTGAGCGTGCTCTTTCGCGGCGAGCTGCTCGAGGCATGGAGCAAGCGCGAGGGGACCGACTGGGTTACCACCGTGAGCTCGAGCGACGGAGGCACCAAGGTCACGCGCTCGCGCGTCAGCGCCACCTACGGCCCCAAGGTGCCGATCCGCGACGTGCTGCTTGGTATCGCCAAGTCGCTCGGCATCGGGCCCGGCAACCTCCTGCAAGCCACTTTCTCGGCTGAAATGTGGGACAAGCTCTCCAACAAGTTCGCGCAGGGGTTTGCCGCGTCGGGCGACTCTGCCGGCGAGCTCGACCGCGTCATGCGCACCGCGGGGCTCGAGTGGTCCATTCAAGAGGGGCAGCTGCAAGTGCTCGCGCTACGCCAAGCACTGTCAGACGCACCCATCCTGCTCACGCCGCGCACCGGTCTGCTCGACTCCATCGAGCTCGGGCGCGACCAAGTGCTGCGCTTGACGACGTTGCTCCTGCCGGGCCTCTACCCCGGGCGCAAGATTCAGATCAAGTCGCGCTACGTCCAAGGCTTCTATCGCATCGAGACCACCGTTCATCAGGGCGAGTTCGACGGCGGCCACTGGACCGTCGGCATAGAAGCTCGAGCCGTCACGTGAGGCACCTATGACGCTAGGCACGCCCGAGCTCTCCGAGCTCCTGCAGACCGCCGCCGAGCAAGCCGCATTCGAGCTGCACACCGCGCTACCCGGGCAGATCGTCGCGCTCTACACCGACGCCTCGACGCGCAGGCAGTACGCCGACGTGCTGCCCATGCTCAAACGCGCGCTACCCGTCGACCCCGAAGACGACGCGCTTGCACCCGTTGACCGGCCCCCGTTCGTCGACGAGCAGCTGCCGATCCTGCCCATGGTCCCCATCGCTTACCCGCAGGGCGGCGGGTTTTTCGCTGCGTGGCCCCTCGTGCCCGGCGACCACGTGCTCGTGCTGTTCTGCGAGCGCAGCCTCGATCGTTGGGTGACGACCGCGCGCCGCAACTCGCAAAAACCGCTCGGCACGGGCGACGTAGGCACGCACACGCTCGCGGGCGCAGTCGCGCTGCCGCTCGGGCCCGCGCCGCTGCCCGACCTCCTGCAGAGCGTCTACGCCGACGCCATGACGCTCGGGCACGACACCGGCAAGCAGATTGCCATCAAGCAGAACACGGTCAACTTGGGCAGCTACAGCCCCGGCGACGCCGTTGCGCTCGCGAGCAAAACCAACACCGCGCTCACGAGCGGCGAGAACGACACCAAGAAAGTCAAAGACGCCACCGCCGCGGCCATCACGTCAATCGAATCTGTGCTGTCCGGCCTTACCGGCACCCCAAGCGTCGCCATCCGAACGGCGTTCGATGCTGCCGTTGCAGGCGTCCCGCACGCCCACACAAACGTCGCTTCGACCGTTGTGCTCTCCGACTAGCTGCCCCGGGCTCGAGCCCCTTGCCAAGGCGCTCGCTCGCCCACTACCGGCCGCAGGTGGCTGACCTCCTGCTCGATGCGACCGGCGACATCATCATTGACTCGACGGGCGACCTGCCGCTCGTCACCGGCGCAGCCGCCATCGCGCAGGATGCCAACTTGCGCGTCGGGCTTTTCAAGGGTGAGTGGCCACTCGACCGCCGCGTGGGCATCGACTATCGCAATTTGATCTTTGGCCGCAAGCCGCCCGACGCGGTCATCAGGTCAATCTATGACCAAGTGCTGCGCGAGACCGCGGGCGTCACCGAGGTCAACCAACTAACGATCAGCTTCAATCGCCGCACGCGCGCGCTCGAGGTGCGCGCAGTCGTGCAGACCAAAGACGGCACGGCGCTCGTATTCCGCGACATCTTGCTAGGCGAGGGCACCACGACTGCAGCGCGCACGCAGCCACCCAACGGCTCGACGCCGCTCGTCAGCCCCACGCCGACGTCGCAGCCGCTCGGCGTCTTTTCTCCGCGCCAGTGGCCAGGCGACGAGGTGCCATCATGACAGCCGGGCTCTCGCTGCTCGGGTTCACGGCCAAGACCGTCAACGAGATCATCGCCGACATGCGGGCATACCAGGCCGCAAACATCGCGAGCGGGCTCAACACGTCGAGCACGGGTGTGCTCAGCAACATCAACATGAGCGTCGCGCTGCAGCTCGGGCAGTTGTGGGAGCTCGCCGCAGAGATCTACGACGCGCACGACCCCGCGACCGCAGAGGGGGTCGCCGCTGACCACACCGGCTCACTGACGGGCGTCACGCGCCTACCGGCGACGTACAGCACCACAACGCTCACGCTCACCATGAGCGAGAACGTCACCGTTCCCACGGGCTCCGTCGTCAGCGACCCGCTGCGCCCGACTGTGCGCTTTGTCACGACCGCCGACGTCACAAGCAGCACCGTCGTCGGCACTTACAACCTCACCGTCGCAGCCAAGGCAGAAACCACGGGCCCGCTCACGGCTGCGAGCGGCGCGCTGACCAAAATAGAATCGCCAGTGTCAGGTTGGACCGCGGTCACAAACCCCGGGCCCGCGATCGCAGGCAGCGACGTCGAGACCGACGAGGACTACCGCGCGCGCCGCGCAGAGGTGCTCGCAGAGGACGGCGGCTCAACGCTCGCAGGCATCGTCGCCGACGTGCGTTTGCTGCCCGGCGTGCTCACCGCCGCAGGCCGCGAGAACACCACCGAGCTCACCGATGCAACCGGCATGCCCCCGCATACGTTCGAGGTCATCGTGCGCGGCGGCGACGATAGCGCCATCGCTAACAGCATCTGGAAAAACAAACCCGCGGGCGTCGACTCCTACGGCACGACCAGCATCAACGTACTCGACGAGGCCGGCAATGTGCAGCTCGTCAGCTTCTCACGGCCCACGCTCAAGACCATCAACGTCAACGTGAGCGCGACCACCGACGGGCATTACGTCGCGGGCAGTCTGCGCGTCGCGCTCGAGCTCGCCAGCGTCGACCCCGACAGTGACATGGTCTTCAAAGTCGGCGAGCCCGTCTACCTCGTGCGCCTGCTATCCGAGGCGAGCGAGGTGCCAGGCGTCGTCAACGTGACGCTCGACGTCGAGCTTGCACCCACAGTACCCGCAAGTGCAGTACCCACAACGCCAGCGAAAACGCTAGTGATTGGCGTACGTGAGATCGCGTCATTCTCGGGCTCGACATGGGTGGGGGCACCGTAACACGTGGCGCTCGAGCTCAACACCAAGCACGT